AAGGTGAGGCGATAGCTTGGCCTCTTTTTTTGGCTATCATTAAGTATACTGTCGTTTTTAGAGTATTAATTAAAATACCAAAACCTAATACACCTCGTAAACTTTAATCTAGTAGACTATCAATCTCTTCAAGATCAGACAAATGCTGTTGATTGGCGTGTTGCAATCTTTGCTCTTCTTCTTTTGCTTCGAGATCATCGTCTTCTGGCTTTCTATTGCGAGCCATTGTTTGCTGCAAGGTCTTTATTATTAACTTTTGATTCTCTGCATCAAGTTTGGCAAATAAACCTACTATCTGCATGATAACTTCATTAACGATTGTATATTTAGAAAATTTCATACCTATATCCTTTCCACATCTGGAATATATTCATTAGGATCAATGGCTGGATTATCGTCTTCATCGGGGATTTCCCCGCAATCAACACAATAATTTCCCTCACCAAATAAACCAACATCAGGTTCTGCAAACTGCCATTCTATCTCACCACCACATTCGCATTTCCAAGTCATTGCTTAAACTCCTCGTATTTGAGTTTCAGAAAATCCTTATTTTTATTAAAGTAATCTTCAAACGAAGGATAAGGTTTTAGTTTATATTGATTTCTTTCTGTTCGATTTGCAAAATACATTTGCCTACTCCACATATCAAATGAAATAGTGTATTCATCACTCATTGGCTATTCTCCAATCATACTTATTAACTTCGGCTTTACAATTTAAACAAACAATAGCAGCCCAACTAAAATTATATATTCTATTTGTTTTTTTACATTCTGGACAAAGTAAGAGCGTTCCCTTTTTAGGTCTAGCTCTGGTATGTTTAGTGACTGGCCTGCTACCTTCTATATAATCAAACATTATATTTTTTAATTCTGCCTGTTCAAAAATCCAATTATAAAAACCACCACGAATAAATCCCTCTTCATCGAAATCATTATCATTCATTGGTATGGGTAGGATATGTATGTATCTCATTGGCTATTCTCCTCGTACATGAAAAGGGTATACTGTGCAGATAAAATTACTTCCTTTATAAGTTTCTTTTCTAAATTTTTCTGCTTCTTTTTTATCTTCAAAGATACCTATTGAAGTTCGCAAGGGTAAATTGGAATTCGGATCACCATATTCAACCGTTAATATATATTTTGTTTTATCCACCTTCTTTCTCCTAGTTTTAATGTATGAGACACAAAGTATAAACTGTTAGGTTTACAAACACAAGTATTTCCATTACAATGATTATTCATTCAATTATTCGGAGAATAAAATGCAAGACGAAATACAGAAGTTTGCTGAACAAAACGTGGAATCTTATCGTACTAAAATAACGGTCAAGCAAAAAGAAAAGCCAGTGGCTTTTGAACCGTTTGACTTAAATCACACTGAGTCTTTTTTTCAAGATTGGAAATCAATTAATCGGATAATGTCTTTTGTTAGTTACGTCAGAAATCATCATCCTGCTTTATTTGAAGAAGCGTATGAAGCTGCGTTAGATGGGAATCGGTGATCCAATACGTTGTTATCCCTTCCAACGTGTAAAACAAGAAGGGTTTTTTTATTTACCGTACGATCAGACCGACTTTGAGTTATGTTTTCGTCATGGTAGTGACTTAAAACCAATTACTGAATACTGGATTTCTATTGGCAAGCCAACATATGACAGTCGTAAATCTATGGCTGAAAACATGCAAACTGTTTTTGCTAAGTTTAATTATTGGCCTGAGCCTTTATTAAGTAAAAATATCATAGAAACTTTGCTGCTCGAATATGATGAAGAAGATAATTTATCGTATCACTTGAATCTTCAAGAAGGCGATTACTTTGGTATGCAAAAAGAGCTAGGCAAAAAAGCCAATGAGCCAGAGCCAGAAATTGAAAGAGTTGAGCTTGACGATGAGATTCCATTCTGATGAAAACTATCATAAGAATTGATCTTACGTTCCCTAAAGAACCCACCTGGGTTCAAATTAGGGATTTAATTAAAAACAAATTAGAACATGATGAAATTCATTACACCAAAATAAAAGGTAAAGAAAATGAAAAAGATACCAGAACTAGAAGCGTATGAATCTACCCCAAGAGGCGATGCCCTTGTCTTTACTGATATTCCTAATGAGGTTTATCACTCTGAGGTAGGTGTAAGTTCTTCTTACGTCCGTAAATTTGGTGAATCTCAACTTCACGCTATAGAAGTGGAGCAAGAAACGACTTCTGCGATGCACTTTGGTACAGCAGCACATGCCATGCTAGTCGAAGGCGAAGAGGAGTTTAATAAACAAATTGCAGTAGTGGTTGGCTCACCCTACACCAAAGCCAATAAAGAATTAAAACAAGAGTTTATTGATCGCGGTCTTATTGTAATAAAAGAAAGAGAATATCATGATATTTTTGCTATGCGAGATAACATGATTGACGAAGGCAATATGTATTTGAATGGCAATGGCAAGATCGCTGAAGCCAGTTTCTTTTGGTACGAGGGTGATGTACTTTGCAAGTGCAGACCTGACGTTATCTGTTCTCCATCAGGAATTTATGAAGCAAGCGACATAATTGCGGTTGATTACAAAACAACGTTTTCTTGCAGCCCTGATGCCTTCAAAGAATCAGTTTTGAAGTACGGTTATCTTCAACAGGCGTCTTGGTACAGACGCGGTTTACAAGCTGCGGGATACAAAGTGAAAGAGTTTGTCTTTGTGGCGCAAGAAAAGAAACCACCATACGCTTGCAAGATATTTAAAATAACCGACAAGCAAATGGATTTAGCCTGGATAGATATGAATGAATACTTAGAAGGTATAAACAAAATTTTGAAAGGTGGTAAACCTACCATTTACAACAGTCCTAATATTGTGACTTTGGATTTTGATGAGCAAGGATAATATAAATCCAGATCATTACATTTCTGATTCAATCGAATGTATTGATGCAATCCAAGCCAGTATGAGTGCAGAACAATTCAGAGGCCATCTAAAAGCCTGCTGCATGAAATACTTATGGCGTTATGAAAATAAGAATGGCGTAGAAGACCTAAAAAAAGCCAGATGGTATTTAGATAAATTGATTAATCTTTATGCAGCTTAATAAAATACTCAGCCTCTACGACAGCTAAAGTTTTAGATCTATTTCTTTTGATGATAACTAATGGTTCATGCTTGCCGCAGTTTGCAGATGCTTGATCGTAAGCCTTCCAGATGTTCAAAGACTCCTGGCACTTACACTCAATAGAATAAGGGAAGGCATCTCTTGCCTCTTTAGACATAATGACATCTTCACCACCAGCACCCATTGATGTTGATTTAACATTCTCTGGATGTATATCCAAGAGTTCAATGAGTTTATCTCTCATCCATTGTTGGAGTTTACGGCCTTTGGCTTTAGCTGATTTTGGTTTCATAATATTCTCCAAAAAAAATGCTAGGTTGAGCAAACAAAATGATAAAAAAAGCTCTACCGACCCCTAGCAAGCCGTCTAGGAGTTAGCTCATGCTAGGTGGCATACCTGCTTCTTTAGGTGCAGTTACTAAAGGTGCAGTTACTAAAGGTGTATAGCTATATATTCTCATTTGATCGCTATATCCAGAATCTTTTTCTGCTTCATCTATTTTTAAATTAGCAGTAAAAGCTTTACCGTGTAGATCATATGCAACATTTGGCATATTTTCTAAACCACACGCTTTAGATAATCTAGTAAAGTTTGAAATAGCTATTTTTGGGTTTTCAGACCAAAGCATAAAATATTCTCGGACTATCCAACCCGCGTAATTATCACCTGTAACTTCTGCTTCTAGATAAATCATTTGGTTATTATTTTTAGATAGCTTTTTTTCGCATATAGTAATGACAACAGGATAATCTCCTTCGGGTATTGTTGTTTTGTTACTATCAAGATCCTCTGTATCCATATCAAAATTAATTCCGTCAAAATCACTCATTTAGCACCTCCAGATGCAAATCCTAATTGTTTAATAATATCGGTTAAGTTAGGTGCTACAAACTCACCTAACTTTCCACTTCTGTCTTTCGCTGTGTAACCTTGTCCAATCCGAGTTTGAAACCAACGACTGA